GCGCAAGAGGATCAATGAGAATGTTGGTCACCGTCCTGAGCGTGCGCAGCGTCTGCACGGTCAGACTGCCCTGCCCCGTGAATACAGCTTCACCGTAGCTTCCGTTCGCGCCGGTGAAGGCCACCGTTTTGGCCCCTGCAGGGACGCTCTTGGGAATCGTAAACGAACCCGTGAAAGCTCCATTCGCATCAGCTGTGACGCCGCTGGGAGTGACATCAATTCCGTCGAAGATGAGGCTCTTAAGAGCCTCTCCGGCATCGAAGCCGGACACAGTGAACGTGATTTTTGTCTGGCGCAGATAGTTAAGCTGAGACGTCGTTTCACCCGAAACGAGAGTGGATGTCTTAGCCGTAGTCACCGTTGAGCCATGAGCGTAGCCCCATATGCCGTTAGGAGCATACACGGAAGAATTAAATATCTTCGTGACAGGGCTGGCCCAGACGCTTTCCGTTTCCGTCCAGTTGTCTACAGAAGGCACCAGTGAAACTTCGGCCGGGACAGGCGCAAAGGCAAGGTACGGATTTACCTGCATGGATCCTGTACGCAGAGGCTGCTCGATGGCAGTCACGTGCGTGTAGGCGCGGCCCGTTGGGATGGACGGACCGGAGAGTTCATGCACTGTGGCGCTGACAGGCAGAAGCAGACACTGATTGACGACAGCGCCGGTCTGCTCAAGCCCCTGATCACGCATGGAATCGTCCAGCAGAGGATCAACGAAAAGTCCGGCCTTGATGCCCGCTTCACGGGTAGCTACATCGCTTTCCAGACGGTTCAGGCTCACCTGGTTCAGAGCGTAGTCAACGCGGGCTTCCAGCGCCTCCATGTCGGACATAGAGACAACACGCGTTCCATCCTGAGATATAGCCCTTGCCCCGGTCCGCCAGGTCTGATTCACGGTGGCAAGGAGCAGAACGCCATCAGGGACGCTCGGCTTCTGCCTGTTCGTTTCCGAACCGACGCCGGCAATCCACGTGAACGTGCCGTCAGAGGAAAGGCAGAGACGGTCGTATCGTGGCAGAGCCTGATGATACGTCGTCATGATACTCGTTCCTTCGACGGCCCCGCTGACCGTATAGCCGTCGGCGTCCATATTTCCCGGTTCGGCCGCGGCAATATAGGTGTAGGTAACCGAATAGGACGTTCCGGATGCAGGTTCTTCACCGGAGGGACTCCAGTCTACGGTGTCGCCCGTTTTTTTGTAGTCAGAACCAGCAGTGTACGTCGTATCGCCCTGAGTAACGGAAAGAAGTTCAACAACGGACGTTTCACTGAGAGCGTCGGCGCAGCCTGTATAAGAGCCATGCACAATGGTTTCCGTTTTCTTCTTGGTGATACGAACGCTAGAGATATCATGCACGGGCGTATGAGCAAGATCCACGCGCTGGCTGCCCGTTCCGTCAGCGAGAGTAATCTCCGTATCTATCGTGCGCAGATCCGGTTCAGCAGCATAGACGATACGGCGGGACGTGGACAGCTCGATAGATTTGCCGGCAACGCGGGCTTTGCCTGCATCGACGGTATACACCTGCTTCCCTGCTTCATCGTCCAGCGCATGCAGCTGGAGGCCGGAAACAGCATAGGTACCGCCGCCGGTAGACTGTACGTCATAAGCGGCGATGGCCTGGGACACACTAGAAAGCTCAGGCGGAGTTTCTGTAACGCGGACAACGCCGTCGTCTATAGTGTAGATGGCGTAAAAATCCCCTTCCCCGCCATCTTCGGAATGCCCCCAGGAGAGAGTGACGACTTCGCGCCAGGCTCCGGGTTCGCCTTCGGACCTTGTGCCGACTGCAGGATTGTACAGCGTTTTATCGTCGGCTTCGGACACCGAAGCTGTAGACATACGGATGCCGATAGCGACCGTACCTTTAATCGGAATGGTGAACGTTGCGGCAGGGACTTCGCGGACTGCACCGGAAAGATACACCTTGCCCGCCTGGGCAGAAACGGCTCCGGTGGACGAGTTGACGGAAATCTGGCCGTCACTGATGACGTCGCCGTCGGAAAAAAGAGCGTCTCCTATGCCGGTTATCCGCTTCTGCGCCATGGACTGCATCTCGTTAAGCTCGGCGCCCTGCAGATTCCTCTCCTAGACACAGAAAACGAATTCAATGCTCTGGCGCATGGACGCACTGCGGACAATCGGCGAATCAAAAATCTGCGCGAGCACAAGATAGCCGGGATCGGTGACTTCACCGGGGACGAAATAGCGCTGGCCTTCCGGGCACGCCTCGGAAACGACCGTATCCATAAAAAGACCGCACTCCCGAATGGTTGCTTCCGATGCGTCTCCGTAGCCAAAACTGGCCATGATGTAGAGATACGGCTGAGGCGTATCGGATAGCGAATACCTGGCCGTGATGAGATTGCCTTCGGAATCTGTCCCGGTCGGCGCGACGATGTCTCCATTTTCATCGGGAGTGCAGAATGAACAGGTGCGCACTGTTCTGCGCCCCAGCTCATGTGTCAGTGCCGTAGCGTCCACAAGCGACGGCTTCTTTGTCGGGTCTGAATCCCAAGCTTCAGAGCCGGCCCCCCATGCGATATGCAGCGGCCTTGTCTTAATAGCTGCAGCGACGGCTGACAGCCCTGTCTTGGTCAGTGTTGCAACTGTACTCATTTTTACCCCTCTGCTCTTTCTGTAATCAGGGCTACGCGCGGCCACCATCTGCGTGCATCGTCTTCAGGCCATGCGGAAAGCTCTGTCTGTCTGAATGTATCTGCGCTGGCGCTGCAGTCCGAAACTACAGCGCCGGAAACGGTGATCGACGGGGCAGACACTGCGCCTGCCTGAGCGGTCTGTGTGAAAAATTCATGTATCGTATCGAAAGACGTTTCGGGGTCCGTCTCAGAAAGCTGCATGGTTCCAAGCTGCCACGGGTTCCTTGTCGACCTTGCGCGGACAGGTCCGAGGCACGTTCCGTTAATCGCCCCCAAAGGTTCCGACTCAGAAAGGACAAGACGGATTTTGGAGAAGGTCCGAGCAGCTACCGGAGAAACCCATCCCTTATGCGACGTTCCAAGCACGTTGGCATTGTACACCAGGACAAATCCGGCAGGCTCATCTCTGGCATCGGACAGCCTAAAATAGGACAGCCTCCAGCCGTATTCCCTCGAAGCCGTCAGTGTAACGGTCGACTCATGGAAGAGCCATGCATAGAAATTGGGGGCCTTATTGCCGAGACGGGACCGGATGCCAACGGCTGCCAGAATGTCATCGTCATCATCCACGGCCGTGCCGGAATAGAAAGAAAGCCATCCCTCGGAAAGACGCGGTCCGTCAGAGCATTTTATAGGCCTTGTATCCCAGAAGTCGTTCCAGACGCGGTAGAGTCTGCACCGGGCAGGCTGCATCTCCCTGGCGATAATGGCGGCAGTCCGCACTTCATCTGTGTCGGCGTCATCCTTCAGATGAATCTGATAGGAAGCCCACTGATCACCCGTTCCATCTTCTTCCACTTCGGCATCTATGCCATAAAGAGCCAAAGCATCGAGCAGGGATTTCGGTGTCCCTTTGATGCGGTGCCAGGGGACGGAGTTCAAAACAAATGCGCGCAGCTTCTCGTTTGTTTTTGCGGCGTCGCGGAAGTCCACGTGCCACTGCCACGCAAGCTGTTCGAGCTCTTCAGTGGAAAGATTTTTGAGGCCGCCCCGGGCCTCTGTCAGCCTTCTGAGCGGTGCCAGCATTCCGGCGGGGTCCTGCTCTTCCAGACGTCCGTAAATAAGAAGGTTCGGAACAGCCCGGACGATAGTCTGCAGGAACGGCGAGATCGCATCAGCCGCGGCAGCTATCTGGCTGTCACTGCGGATACTCTCGGGAACAAGCTGGCGGAAGACGAGGTCATGGAGATGACGACTCATTCTTCTTCGAGGCCTCCGTATGAGAGAGAGACAGTGCCTTCTCTGGCAATCTCACTTTCTTTGAGCACAGTGTAGACGGGGGACCGAACGACGACGCGCCTTGCTCCCGCCTGCTCCATCAGACTGATGAGCTTAGTAGGAAGAATGTCGCGTCCGGGCTTGGAGCGCTGCCAGAGGATATATGATTCCACGGCAGAGGTGACAGCGCTGCTTATCGTCGCAAGCAGAGCTTCGTCCGCTTTTGACAAGAACCATGTTACATCCAAATCATATGAAATGCCATCAGGAGCCTGCACTATTACCGTGTCAGTGAGCGGCCTTACGTCATCGGCTGACAGCTTCTGACGGACGGCTTCCAAAACCTCTTCGGGGGGAAGTTCTCCGCCGGCCAGCACAGGGCGCACATCAACAGTGCCCGGCTTCGGGCAGGATACAGAGACATCAGCGATATCCTGAGACACCCCCATGGCCAGAGCTTTGTACATGCCGGCAGGACCGGCGCACGTGTACGCCTCAGGGGATTCCTGGATACGCTGGCGGTAATGGGCATCCGTCTCTACATCCGCACCAAGCATAGTTGTGGTCGTATTCTCGACCGAAGCCACATAGGCGACAGGGTCTACAAGCACGCAGATCTGCCCCGCCACAAAGCCGTTGGCGCCGCTTCCGGATGCCTGCGCCGAAGCGGAGACTTCTCCGAAAAGTGCACCCGCCTGAATAACCACAGATTTGTCTGTCGCAAAAATCGTTTTTCCATCAGCCGTTGCGGCTTTGGTCCCCGCAGGGATCTCCACGTCAAAATCTAGCCCTTCCTGCAGCGTGAATCGCAGTGTGCACGCCGCACTCGAGGCGTTAAGACGCCGGGTTCCTGTCATAAGGCCGATAGCGTCCAGGTGCTCTCCCGAAGCAAACTGGAGCAAATTCGCTTTGCCCGCCATGTCGATGACTGAATTCTGTAGGGCAAGGACGTATGCCAGAGACTCCAGGAAGAGGCGCACGGGGTCGCCGGGGTACAGCGTCGTCTTCGCGATGGT